CGGCCTCCGTATTCACCGGAGATCTGACGATTGGATCCAACATTCATAAGTCGAACTTTTGACTGCTTCTTTTGGCCCCATCGAAACCAACTTGCAAGCGTGTACCTGTCGATTTCACTCGCACCTCGGGATTGTCGCGCTCGATCTCCCTGAGGAACTGCGAGTCTTTCCAACAGCCGTACCCGAGTTTGTGGCCCCAATAATGGTACAGGGTGGGGTCGACACGCATTCGGAGTCGACCAATTCCATCGACAGACCTGAAGTCATTGATGGAGGTCTGCTTGGCTATCTTCTGCTGCTGGATGCCAGCATTGACCCACTCTTTGCGGTAGCCGGACTTGAACTCATTGACCACTTGGTTGCGGAGATCGCCTGGGAGATCGTCCAGGGCATTTGCGATGAAGGTCGAGATGGAGTTGGGATTGGACATGATTCAAAAAATGGGGGAGGCCCCCGGAACTTTCCAGCAGCCTCCCCCTTTTGACAACTAAAGACTAGCTTGCGCCGTTGAACATACCCATGCCGGCAGGATTCTTCACGCAAAGACCAGCAATTGCCTGAATCAAACGGCCCTCACCGCCACCGTTGTTAGGCAGCACAGTGACCTCAGGTAGTTTGGAATAGCGGATCTCAACCATGTCCATCGGAACCACGTAGCCCTTGAAGGCCAAAGATGTAAAGTTTGAACCGTCAGTGGACGAAATCCATACGTCGGGATGTAAAATAAGCCGACCGAAGTCGCCCTCGAAAATATCGATTGACGCCTTGAAAGTGTCGGCACCTAGATCCTGATTGAAGGTACGGACGCTAGTAGCAGCAATGGGGTTGGTGTTAGCAACCTGGGTTGTGCCCGAGGCCGTAAGGTTAGTGAACGCACGCTTCAGTGTAGCACCCAAGAACACGTCGTAGTCACGGAACGTGCCGGTGGAGTTGTAGATACCAGTCAGCACGTTCTGGGCAGTAGCCTCAACGAACGATGCGGAGGCGGTAGCGTCAATGGAAGCCGCGTTCGGAGCAAACGTGCTCGTAGGAGCACCGGTGCCAGAACCGCTAGTCGTCAAAAGCCACTTACCAAGCGAACTGGTCAGATACGGAACAGTTCCGTTGTCGTTCTGAATGGTTTGGTTTGTGGCAAGAAAAGTGGCTTCCATCTTGCGCTTGAGCTCAATCAAGCGCTTGGAAACACCGTTGGCAATTTCACCGCCGGCACCAACGCCAGCGACGTTCTGAGTATTGGCAACAAAGCCGATACGCAGATCGTTTCGGAACACCTGGGCATTGTTGCTCAGGCGGGTACGGTTAGGAACCGGGTTAACTGGGCTGCCAGGGTTTCCGGCAGTGTAGGTCACGTCAGTGCCGTCAACGATACCACCGGGGAGCGGCGCGGCATAGTTGTCGACCTGCCAGGAGAACACCATGTTCCCGAGGTCTTTGCCCTTGGGGGCCATGGACACGAACGGGGTCGACTTCTGGTCGACGATGGCGATGTAGTCAGCGAGTTCCTCGCGGATACCGACTTGGTTAGGTTGGAGTAGTGGCATAGGTCAGAGAATACGTTCTAGTAATCGAGCCAATTCAGATTCCCCTCCTGATCTTGAAAACCGAGACTTAGCCGCGGCGATTTCCGCCTGCGCATTGTCCTTTTTAACGGGACTCGACGTAGGCTTTCCAGGCTGTCTAGGAGCCGTTTTAAGCGGTAGTTTGGCCGAGGGCTTCCCCTTGGCTGATTCACGCTCCAAACGCAGTCTACGGCCCTCCAGGAAGTCGCCAACAAGCACCTGGTGCTCCGGTAACGCAGAGAGTTGTGGCAACTGCCGCAACACTGCCTGCGCCTCGGTGTACTGAGTGCTGCTACGATCCTTCCAGAACGGATAGATCTGCTCTGCGATAGGCTGGATCTGCTTGTAGTTGTTCAGGAACCGGGCTCTCGACGGGATGTGCACATCTAGTGCGTCTTCTACGCGCCGCTTGATCTGCTTGATCTCGTTAGAGCTGTATTCCTTGTCACCTATTTCGCAGCCGTCAATGTTATCCTCGCACCAGCGTTTGAGATCTCGGGCCTTGCTCCACTCGTCATCGAGTTTCTTCGCATCCCATACATCTGCAAACGGATCGGCTTGATTCACCACCGGCACCGGCCTATCGGTTTGGCTCTTCTCCAGCTTGGACTTGGTTTCGTTCAGCTCCCGCTCTAGCTCACCGGCTTTTTCAATGGCCTCACGCTTCTGGCGAGTCAGCTTGTCGATGCGCTTGCGGTAGCCAGACGGTTCCTCGTCGGCTTGGTCTTCGGTTTTCTGTTCAGAAAGAACATCCTCAGGAGACTCGTCCTGATTTTCCTCTTGGTTAGCGGTAGGATCCGCTTCCTCGGTCTGAGATTCCGCATCCGCGGCCTCGGACTCTGGGTCTTCCTCAATGATCTGCTTCTGCGGTTTAACTTCCGGCTCACTGAACCTTTGTTCTAGTACCCTGGCCAATGCCGCCTCATCGAAGGTAAGCGGATTGATTTTAGGAGCCTGTGCCGTGTTTTTAGACAGGATCGCTTCCTGTGTATTCTGTGAGTTATCCATGCTATTTAGACCCTGCAAGCTGGGTATTGTGCGCCATGGTTGTTAAGGTCAACCAAGAAACCGTTGTGGTTAAGAGGTACTAGTTGGACTGATCCGTCAAACCATTAGCTGCCCTCAAATTGTCGATGTAGCTCGATAAATCCTTTAAAGAAGCGGCTCTACCACAGTTGTGAGCTCGGCTTGAGTCCGTTAGGTCAGGCTGTATTGCACTGAGCACCTCGGACTCAATCATCTCTGATAGAAGTTGAATCAAGGCACGCATAATCGGCGACTCGTCTCCTGCTGAAACAAAGGCCTCTTGGATTTTTTCGTCTGAAAGTCTCATTGTTGAACTCCTAATCTACCGGTCACAGCGTTTTGCTGCTGTTGGACGCTGAACTGCAGGTTCTCGATGTACTTCTGCAGGTTAGCCTGGAAGAGCGGGTCTTGCTGCACCTGCTGCTGGTACTTCGGGTTGCTCTGCAGCACCTGTTGGCTGAATTGTAGGCGCATTGCAGCCGTAGGATCGGTTTCTCGTAGCTTGGGAGGGTTGCCCAGGGACATCAACGCGATCTCGTTGTTGGTATCCTCAAACATTTTCTGGCTTGCCGGCCCGGCAGGCATCACAAGCTCGGTAGCAAGCATCGGGTCAATGGCCCGGAGTGCGACAGAGATCAGTTTGGCCCGGTCGATGACGCCGGCGGTGTCCAAAGGCAGGATCAAGGTCGAGATCGCCTTGAGCTTCTCGCTCACCAAGTCGGATGACATCTCGCGCACGTCAAACTTCAGGGTCACGTCGAAGTCCTGCACGTCCTCGCCCACCTGAATCTGCGATCCTGTGATGCGTTGAACCTCCTGAGGGCCCATGTACTGCAGGGTCAGGCTGAACACCTGTCGGAAGGCCTCGGTCCAACCATGCAGCCAGTTGTTGATGGTCCTCTGCTGCCGCATCTGGGTCACCGCGGGGGGCACCTTCTCCGTTGGGCGCCCAAAGTACCTGTCGGTCTGCGCCATGACCTCGTTGATCAGCGTGAAAGCCACATTGGGCTCACGGGCAGGGGGAGCCATGAAGCCAATCTCACCGCGGCGAAGCACCGGGATCTGGATGGCCGGCCCAATCTTCAAATTACCGCCCCGGGTCTTAGGAACCTCAATGGGAGGCAAGGTTGCAAGGCTGGTGTAATCGAACACCGAGTCGCGCTGGGCTTTGATCTCCTGCTGCCAGGTCGAACAGATCTCGGGCACACCGCGGCTTTCGGTCATCTTCCGGTGGATGAGCTCCGAGCGCCAGCAGACAAACGGGTACTGGCCGTGCGCATAGTCCAGCAGCTCAAAGTAGCCCCACTTGTCGCCTACCAGAGGGCAGAACACGGTGTAGTAAACGCCTGGGATACCATCGGCATCCACAGCCTTCTGGTACGCATAGACCACCTCGATGAGGTTTGCGCGGTCGTCGTAGGAATTGTTCGGCAGGCCTACGAGGTACGTGTAGTCGGCAAAGTTGGAGAACTTGCCCATCGTATTGATGGCCTCCTGCGCCCACTCCTCGTCCCAGTCGTCGGTCTCAACCTTTTGCAAGAGCTCGATCTCCGTCATGTAGTATCGGCGGAACACCACTCGAGCACTCTGGATGTCGGTGGTCTCCGGTGGGCATATAATCTCATCCCAGGGGGCCAAGGCAGTGATCATTGGCTTGTTCTGGGTCATCACAGGCACCGGAAATCCACACATACCCTCCTCGCGTAGCTCCCGGATGGCTTTAATTGCCCGGCGCTTTTTTAAGTTTGGAA